AAAAATACTTATTCAAATTTTGCAAGTTCTAAGTATAATCCATTAAAAGATTATGAACTTATACATATTTTCGGAAAAGGTAGAGTAAATTATTATCCAATAAAAGAAAAAAGAAATAAATCTGGATTAAAAAGGCAACAAGCTGGTTATCAAAATAATAAAAATACAATTTCTGGAGATACAACTGCATTTAAAATTGCTTTTAAAAAAGACAAAAAATACTCTAGGTTAAGAAATCCGACATTAGTCAAATATTTTAATAATAGAAATCCGAAAGATAGAGGATTACACTCAACACAAAAACCAGTTGCTTTATTAGAATACTTAATAAAAACTTATACTAACGAAAACGATACTGTTTTAGATTTTACAATGGGTTCAGGGAGTACAGGAGTAGCTTGTAGCAATATTAACAGAGATTTTATAGGTATTGAAAAAGATACAAAATACTTTGATATTGCTAAAAATAGAATTGAAAGTATATTGGTATAATGTCAGATATAGTACAAAAATCAACAGAATATAGAATTAAACAAATAGAAATTGCAGAAGCAAATTTTTATAGAACACTTACCCAAACATTAGATAGAATAGAAAGAGAAGTAGTTGCATTAGTTAATAAAGATTTACCTACAACAGATGGCAAACTTATTGAACTACAAAGTGCCATAGCAATTAGACCAAAAATAAAAGCAATACTTGATAAAGAATACTTAGCTTGGTCTGATACAGTTGTTAGAAAAGGTTTTAATCAACAAGCTAAAAGAATTGAAAAAGCATTTAAAAGAATAGGTAATATTCCTATTGAATTTCAAGAACTTACAAAGGGAGATTTAGCATTAGTTAAAAATTTAAAGCAACAATATTACACACAGTTTAAAGATGTATCAAATACTTTTACTAGAAAATTATCAGAAAAGGTTTATCAAAATACTTTAGTTGGAACTGAATTTACTGATTTAGAAAAAGAACTTAGACAAACAATCAATGGTATTTATGCTAGTTCAGATGATGTAGAAGCACAAAAATTAATAAATTATGTTAATAGAAACAAGTTTAATAAGTTAAAAAAAGCACAAGTAGATAAATCAATACAGACACTACAATCTAAATTTGCAAGAGACAGGGCTGGAGAAAATATGAAAAGATATGCTAGTCAGATATTAAACGATTCATTAAGAGATTTTGATGCAACCTTAAACTTCAATAAATCAAGGGATGCTGGGCTGACTTTTGTTAAATACTATGGAGATGTAATACCAACAACTAGAGACCTTTGCAGAAATTTAGTAAATGGTGTATATAACAAGAGACAAGGTGGTCTTTTTACCATTGAGGAAATTAGAAGCCTTTGGCAAAGTAGGAGTTGGTCTGGTAAGAAATCAGGCAATCCACTTGTAGTCAGAGGTGGGTATAATTGCAGACATCAATTTAGTTATGTCAATCCTGATTGGTATGATGATAAAGGCGAACTTGTAATATAAACAAATAGGAGAAAAAATGTCAGATGACAAACAGGTTAATCAACCGAAAAATGATGTTCAGGAAGCTGAAGTTAAAGAAACTAAAACTGACGAAGTAAAACCAAGTGCCACTTTTAATCAAGAAGATGTAGATAGAATAGTCAAACAAAGATTAGAAGCTGAAAAATCAAAACATCAAAGACAGTTAGACGAAGTTAAGAAACAAGAAGAAGAAATTTTGAAAGCTAAACAAGTGGAAGAAGCTAAATCAAAATCTGAACTTGAAAAGCTTATGAAAGAACGAATAGCTGAAAAAGATACTGAGATTACAAAATATAAACAAGCAATCCAAAAAGAAAGAATTGATAATCAAATACTTTCTGTTGCTTCAAGAAATAAAGCTATATCGCCAAGTCAAGTTGTTTCTTTGTTAAAAGACGAAGTAAGATTAACTGACGATAATAGAGTTGAAATACTTGATAATAATAAAAACATCAGATATAACTCTAAAGGCGAACTTTTAACGATTGAAGAAAAAGTTAAAGAGTTCTTAGATGCAAACCCACATTTCTCGCAAGGGTCTTTGGCTGGATCAGGGAGTCAGCAAAGCATCGGTGGTAAAACTGTAAAACCTTTCAATATTCAGGATTTAGATATGAGTAAGTCAGAAGATCGTGCTAAATATGCAGAGTATCGCAAAGAACGAGATTCAAAACCTACTCAGATTAATTTAACAAACAAATAAATAATAAAGGACAAACACAATGGCAAACGAAAGCACAAGTTCTACACTCTCGGAATTATATACTGAGATTGTAGCTGAAGCATTATTCGTAGCAAGTGAGAAATCAATTATGAGACCACTTGTAAAGAATTATGCAATACAAGGTGGCGGAAAGTCAGTTGAAGTTCCAATCTATGCGGCAGTTTCTGCGGCGGCGGTATCGGAAGCATCTGATTTATCTAACACAGCAATCAATCCAACTTCTGTAACTATTACAGCATCAGAAAATGGAATAATGACTACTCTTACAGATTTAGCAAGAAACTCTGCACCAAGAAATGTTGCGGCAGATATTGGTAAATTATTTGGAGAAGCGATTGCAAAAAAAATAGACCAAGACTTAACAGCATTATTTGATGGTTTTAGTACAGCAGTAGGGTCAGGCTCAACAGCTTTAACTGCGGCTTTAGTATTTCAATCAATCGCAAATGTAAGAAATGCTGGAGTATCAATGGACGGTGTATCAGCAGTTTTACATCCTATGGTAGCTTATGATCTTAAAGCTAATTTGACTAATACTTTTGCAAATGCAAATGGTAATGATGTAGCAAATGAAGCATTAAGAAATGGTTTTGTTGGAAGATTAGGTGGAGTACCTATCTATGAAACAACAAATGTAGCTAACGATGGAACGGCTGGAGACTATAAACAAGGTGTATTCCACAGAGACGCACTAGGTTTAGCAATGATGCAAGACATTAAAATCGAAACTCAAAGAGATGCTTCTCTTAGAGCAGATGAGATTGTAGCAACAGCAGTATATGGAGTTGGAGAATTAAACGACTCTTATGGTGTTGAATTACATTCTGATTCATCAATCCAATAATAATTGGATACTTTGTGAGGGTGGGAAACTGCCCTCACTTTTAATAAAGGAGAATTTATGGATATAAAATTAACAAATGGCAAAAAAACAATAATAAGATCAAAAGAGCAATACGAAGCTAATAAAAATCACTTTCAAATGAGAGGTTTTGCTCCTATTGATGCAGTAAAAAAAGAAATTAAAAAATCTAAAATAAGTGATATTGTAGATAAAGTAGTACAATTAAAACCAAAAAAAAAGACAAGGAAAAAGAAATGAATGAATTAAAAAAATATTGGAAAATGGCAAAAGATAATCCAAAAGTAACTGCTGGTGTTATTATTGCTATTGTAATTATTATTAGTTTAGTAGGTTAATATGGCAAATTTTACAGGTGCTAATGTTTGTGATGTTGTAGAAATAGAAACATATCAACCAGATGCTTTTAGTTTTGGTATTGCGTCAAACGACTCTAAAGTTTCATACTATATTACTCAAACAACAAACGATATTTTTAGACAGTTAAGGATTGAGTGGTGGCCTGTATATAAAACAAATGTATATACAGATATTACAGTTCTTAATACTGCTGAAATGGTTAATACAAAAGTTAATTTAGATCAGTTCACAAGAGCTGGTGTATATTTATTTTTATCAAGATATTTTTTACCATCATTATCTAAGTTTAGACCTGAAACAGAAAAAGATAGATTTGAAAGAATGAGCGAACACTATGCTTCAGAATATAACAAAGAATGGAGAGCAATTTTAGAAGATGGTGTTGAATATGATAGTGATGCTGGTGGAACAATCTCTACAAGTGAAAGAGAACCTTTACACGGCTTACGAAGATTAAATAGGTAATGTCAATTAATCTTTCTATTAAAACAAATCAAAAACAAGTATCAAAAAACATTAAAAGATACCAAAGCTTCTTACCCAGAGTTTTTGACAAAGGATTAAAACAAGCTGGATTTCAATTATTAGATATTATTAGAACTTTAACTGAAAAAGGAATTGATTTTAGAAGATTACCTTTTGCACCTTATTCAGAGGGATATATTAAAAGATTACAAAGAGAGGGAAAAAAAACAACGGTTGATTTGTTTTATTCAGGTCGTATGCTTGGAAGTCTTACTCCATCTTCAAGTATTAAAAAAACAGGTAAAGGCAAAATAAGTGTTGCTTTTAGTAATGCACAAATGCGTAAAAGAGCATTATTTAATCAAGTATTAAATGAACCAAAAAGAAAATTTTTTGGCTTTGATAATCGTACAGAAAAGATTATAAATAAAAGCTTTAATAGATTTGTAGCAAAAGAATTAAGACGAGCAAGAATATGAGTGTAAGAGAAAACATAGCAAGTAATATAAAAACAGTAATAGATGCCATCAGTTCTCCTGATGTCAAATTATGTACTAGACAACCTTTTGAATTAGAAGAATTATCACAACAACAATATCCAGCAGTAATAGTACAAACTTCAGAAGAAAATAGAGATGATTCTGAATTAGGAAGTAGTGCTAGAACAAGGCACGGAACAATAGACTTTGTAATATTGGGATTTGTTAAAGGAAGTAACACTAATATTGATACATTAAGAAATCAGTTAATTACTGCTATTGAAACTGCTTTAGAATCTGATATTACAAGAAGCAGTAATGCACTTGATACAGAAATTATACAAGTAGAAACTGACGAGGGTACATTGTTTCCTGTTGGTGGTATAAGAATGGTTGTTAGATGTATGTATGAGTATCAAGCTGGAACACCATAAAAAAGGAGAAACTATGGCAACTAAAGATAAAATAATAGACAAAATAGAAAAGAAAATAGACAGTATTGAAAAATTGCACGACAAGGAATCAATTATGTGTGAAGAAGTTAAAGACTTACTTGCTGATTTAAGAGATGGTTTTGAAGATGAGAAATGGGAAGATGACTCAGAAGAAGATTTTGACGAAGATAATGATGACGAAAATATTGACGAAGAAGAAGATAAATAGTAAAAGACTTTATGGCTAAAGACATTAAATTATATAAGGATGGGAATGAAATTACTATCAATGAAACTCAACTTGATAATTTTTTAGATTTAGGTTGGAAACAAGAAAAACAAGAAAAACAAACAAGTAAAAAGGAAAATAAAAAATGGCAACACATCACGGAAAAGAAGGAGTAGTAAAAGCTGGTG